GGGGGACCCCCACGAGGGGGGTGGGGTGATACCTGATACCCCCTCCCCCTACCCGCCACAATTTTATGGCAGTCAAGCAAATTAAGCGCAAGAAATCCCCTTCACTCGGCATGGGTTCGCATATCCCTGCTTGGAAACAGCGGAAGCTATTGGAGGAGGCGCAGCAGCTCTCGAACTTCCCTGAGATGATGCTTGGCCTACGCGATACCTATGCGTGGCAGAAGGCGGTTCTCGGGGCTCTGAACGAGAAGCATGCGAAGGTAGCTCTCAAAGCTGCGAACGGCTCGGGCAAGACGAGCATGGTGGCGGCGTCGGCGGTCATCTGGCACATGCTCCGCTGGCCGGGGAGCTTGGTGGTGTGTACGGCTGGTGTGTACCGACAGGTGGCCGACGCTCTGTGGCCGCACCTGAGGAAGATGATCAATGGCTTGGGTGGGGAGGAGAACGGTTTCTCGATCAAGGATGGCGAGATCCGCTATGTATACCCTAGGTTGGTTGATGGCCAACAATTGACCAGTCGCTGCATCGGGTTCAGCGCCAGCAACCCGGAGAAGGCTGAGGGCTGGCATGTGCAGGGTCCGAGCAACGACCTGATGTACATCGTGGACGAGGCGAAGGCGGTGCCGGACGGGATATTCCAGTCGATGGAGCGGTGCCAGCCGACGCGGACGCTGCTGATGAGCAGCCCAGGTGGGAGCAGCGGGTACTTCTACGATGTATTCCGGCGGAACGATGGCAAGTGGAAGACCTTTACCGTTACCGCTTTCGACTGCCCGCATATCCGGAAGGAGTGGATCGACGATCAGTTCGCCCGCTGGGGCGAGGGCCACCCGCTGGTGAGATCGATGATCTATGCGGAGTTCATGGAGGACGACGGGAGTCTGACGGCTGTACGGACCGCCGACTGGCAGAAGCTGGTCAGTGGCCCACCCAAGGAGGACACCGAGGGGCATCGGCTGACCGCCGGTTGCGACTTCAGCGCAGGAGGCGACGAGAGCGTGATGGTGGTGAGGCAAGGGAACACGGTGAAGGGTCTGATCCGCTGGCGGGACAAGGACACAATGGCCAGCGTGGGCCGGTTCATCAGCGAGTTCCGGAAGTGGAAGCTCAAGGCTGAGGACATCTACGCGGATGTGGGTGGCATGGGTGTGGTGATGTGCGATGCCCTGAGAGCGGAGGGGTGGGATGTGCGGCGGGTGAACTTCGGGGAGCGGGCCATACGGGATGATCAGTTCGTGAACAAGGCCGCGGAGATGTGGATCGAGTTCGGTCGGATGGTGGAGGAGGGGCGAGTGAACCTGGGGCCGGTGGGTACGGATGAGGTGCTGTTGCAGCAGTTCGTGAGCCGGAAGGTGCGGACGAATGGGAAGGGGAAGCTGACGCTGGAGGGAAAGGATGAGCTGCGAGCCCGCGGGGTGAATAGCCCGGATCGTGCGGATGCGGTGGTGCTGGCCTTCTGCGGAGCCGGGGGGAAGCGGATGGACGATTATTTCAAGGCTCTTGGCGAGGATGGGAGGAGCCTGCTGGAGCGGATGGAGGATGAGATGGGGGCGATTGAGGGGGATGGTAAAGGGTCTGCGCTTGCTGGTTGTGAGGTTGGGGGATAGGAAAGGGGGAGAATTTATGATGAACGACAAACAGCGGAACGCGTTGCAGGGCCAGATAGTGGAGGCTGTCGAGCAGCGCAGTCCGTGGGAGCTGCGGCAGACGAGGTGGTATGAGTTGCGCCATCACGGGTTGCGAAGGACCAATAAGCCTTGGCCGAAGGCCGCGGATCTGCATTGGCCGCTGATTGATACGGCGATTGAAAAGCTCAAGCCGCTATTCCTCCAGCAGGCTCTGGGCATGGATGTAGTGGCCAGCTTCGTTCCGATGCGCCAGCAGTTGAATGCGTATACGAAGGTGGCTGAGGACTGGTTCAATTATAAGATCCGGGACAAGACCAACTTCACCGATGAGGTTCTCTCGTGGGTTGATTATACGCTGATGAGCGGGCGCGGGGTGATTAAGTGCTTCTGGAATCCGGGTGATAAGCGGGTGGGGTTTGATGCGATCGATCCGATGTATATCGTGGTGCCGGCGTACACCGTGGATTTGCAGGATGCGGACTGGCTGGTGCATGTGATGCCGATGAGCGTCAATGCGTACAAGCGGATGGCCGGCCAGTTCGGCTGGAAGGCGGATAACAAGACGATCGAGAAGATCCGGGGGAATCCGCAGGAGGACGATAATATTCCGGGGGCGGCGACCGAGACGGATGCGAAGCAGTTGCGTGAGGGTATTACCTATACGAACAACACCGATGGGGTGATCGTGTGGGAGGTTTATCGGAAGCGGGATGACGGGGTGTGGGAGGTTTATCTCTATAGCCCAGCGGCGGTGGATCTGGACCTGCGCGATCCCATGGAACTGCCCTATGATCATGGCCAATGTCCGTTCGTGGACTTCCCGTATGAGATCAAGGACAAGGGCTGGTTCAGCCCGCGGGGCATTTGCGAGATCATGGCTCCGTTCGAGCTTTCCATGACCTCGATGTGGAATCACAAGCATGATGCGATGACCCTGTACAACCGCCCGCTGTTCCGTGCGGAGCGGGAGTTGCCGAACTCCATCAACCTGAGGTTCCAGCCGGGACAGATTCTGCCCTATGGTGTGGCCCCGGTGCAGATGCCGCAGCCTCCGGTGAGCTTTGATCAGGAGCTGAACCAGATGCGGGCGGTGGCGGAAAACCGGATCGGGAGCCCGGATTACGCGATGGGGAGCGTGATGAGCGGGGGTAGCGACCGGCGCACGGCGACCGAGATCCAGAGCATCAACGCGCAGGCCATGCAGAGCGGTGATCTGCGGGCGAGATTGTTCCGTATGGCTCTTGGCAAGCTGTACCGGCAGGCGTGGAGCCTGTATGTGCAGTACGATAGCAAGAGTCTGCGGTACCGGTTCGCCGAGGATTCGCTGGATGCGGATCCGGTGGCTCTGCATGACCAGTACGAGCTGGAGCCGAAGGGTGGAATGGACATGGTGAGCCGTCAGGTGATGGTGCAGCAGGCGGTAAATCGTAAGCAGTTGTTTATGAATTCGCCCTGGGTGGATCAGGTGGAGCTGGACAAGAGCATCATGGAGCTGGATGACCCGAGCCTGATCAAGCGATTGCTGCGGGATCCTGGCCAGAAGGCGCAGGACGAGCTGGAGGACGAGACGAAGACGATCCCGACCTTGCTGGTTGGTATCCCGGTGCCGGCGAAACCGGGTCAGAACTACGCGGGCCGTATTGGAGTGCTGATGCAGTACCTGAATGGGGCGATCCAGCAGGGTCAGCAATTCAGTCCGGCGGCCCAGAATGCGTTTATGATGCGTCTGGACAGCCTGTTGCAGTTCTACGAGCAGGTGGCGACGAACGAGGCGCGGAAACTGCGGAAGGAGATCCAGAAATTCTTGGAGGGAAGCGGCTTATTGGCTGCTCAGCAGCAGCAATTGCCGGTTCCGCCCCCTGAGATGGCGCAAGCCCCTGTTTAAGAACACAAATGACCTGCAAAGATTGCCGATATCGGGCCTCTGACAGCACTTGTCGGAGGTTCCCGCCCACCAGTAGACCCACTTGTTGGCCTACTGTACTGGAATTTGACTGGTGCGGTGAATTTCAAGCCATGATCGCCATTGTCGCTCCCCCGCCGCCCATTCCGCCGACCCCGCAACAGCCTATTCCTCAGAGTGGGCCACTACTTGAGGAATTGGTGGAGGGTGTTGCGCCAAAAATCAGGTTCCAGAAGGTTCGCAAGCCTGAGAACATGAAGGACATCCAAGAATCACCCCTATTCCAATCCTGATATGGCCGACTACCAGGGAAAGAAGGTCACGCTCAACAAGCCTTTCTACACTCCGGGCGAGGCGAAGAAGCGGGCGGTTTATGTTCGCAACCCCAAGGGGACTGTGATCAAGGTTCGCTTCGGGGATCCGAAGATGGAGATCAAGAAGGACGATCCGGAGCGGCGGAAGAACTTCCGCGCACGGCATAACTGCGATACGGCGACCGATAAGACGACGCCGAGGCACTGGTCGTGTAAAATGTGGTAATTTATGAAGAAGAAATCGAAGTTCAGCAAACTGGCAACGCAACTCAAGAAGGAGGGCGCGGATGATCCGCGGGCTCTCGCGGCATACATCGGGCGCAAGAAGCTCGGGGCCGCGGAGTTCATGCGGCGACAGGCGGCGGGTCGGAAGAAAGCTGCGAAATGATCAGCACCTTCGCCAAGCTCCGAGCCGCGTGGACGTTCACACGGCACCAGCGATGGGTGGATCCGCTCCCTTGGACCAAGGAGGACGCCACCGCGCTCAATAGCTTTTTCAAGAGCGATACCGGGAAGAAGTTCAAGGACGCTCTCCTGAACACGGTTCTGATGCAGAACGCTTCTGCTATAACAGACCGAAACCATTTGCAATATTCCTCAGGCTTTGCAATGGGTCAGGCCAGTCTTGTGAAGGTCATCGAGATGATGGCCGACCGAGAATCAATTACGGGGCAGGAAGATGATCCGGATTCTGCCACGAACACATAGGATCAAAGTTGCGGTTGCTGCGTCTGTGCGGGCCAGCAAACGAGTATAAGCACAATATGTCAGATGAAAACATGAGCGCGGATGCGATGCTCGCATTGGCCAGAGATCACGATGCCGGTGTCGATATCGACAGCCAACCAGGGGAGCAGGCTCAAAATAATAACGAGTCTGCTTCGGTTGAGCAGGAATCCTCAAATGAGGTGACCGCCAGCAAAGAGAGCGATGGTGGCGAGCAGGAGGTCAGCGCGAAATCAGAGTCGGAATCCAAGGCCAAGCAGAAGGAGGAGAAGCCGAAGGATCAGAAGAGCAAATTCGCCCAGGAGCAACAGCGTAAGGCTAAGTCTTGGGAGCAGATCAACGCCGAGAAGGAGGCTATCAAGGCTGAGCGCGAGGCGGTTAAGCGTGAGCGGGAGGAGTGGAGTAAGCAGCGGGAGCAATCCAGTGCTGCCGAGTCTAACTCGTTCCGGGACGACAAGGGATACACTGCGGAGGACTACGAGGCTGCGGCCAAGGAGTTCGATGCGGATGGTGATACCCAGTTGGCCAAGGCAGCGCGAGCCAAGGCTGATGGAGTCCGTAAAGCGGCGGGTGCCAAGCAGCAGCAG